AATTTTTAGAAATTGGTATGTTGACGGTAGACTTTATTACCATAAAGTAATTGACTTGCAAAAACCAGATGAGGGCATCAAAGAAGTAAGATATATTGATGCTTTGAAAATGAAACTCATGCGAGTTCGTCCTAATGATAAAAAAGCATTGCCAGCAAGACCATATAATGAAGATGTAACTACTACTAAAGATGCTGATATAGTAGAATTTTACACATACTATCCAGAAGGTGTTGCACAAAAGTATGGATCAGTTGCAGGTAAAGGTATAAAAATTGCAAAAGATGCTATCTGCCATGTTTCTTCTGGTCTTGTAGATAGAAATAAACATCTAACACTTTCATATTTACATAAGGCAATCAAAGCACTCAATCAACTTCGCATGATTGAAGATAGTCTTGTAATTTATAGAATGTCCCGTGCTCCAGAACGTCGTATTTTCTATATTGACGTTGGTAATCTACCAAAAGTAAAGGCGGAGCAATATCTTCGTGATGTTATGAGCCGTTATCGTAACAAACTTGTTTATGATGCAAATACTGGTGAGATCAAGGACGATAGAAAGTTCATGTCGATGTTAGAAGATTTCTGGTTGCCTAGACGTGAAGGTGGACGTGGGACAGAAATTTCTACCCTTCCTGGTGGTCAAAACCTTGGAGAATTGACTGATGTTGAATATTTTCAAAAGAAACTTTATAGATCACTAAATGTTCCTGATAGTAGAATTGGATCTGATAGTGGTTTCAATTTAGGACGTTCATCAGAAATTCTTCGTGATGAGCTAATGTTTAGTAAGTTTGTTGGTCGTTTGAGAAAGCGTTTTAGTGGGTTGTTTCTAGATCTTCTCAAAACACAACTTATTCTGAAGAACATTGTAACCCCAGAAGACTGGGATCAAATGGCAGAACATATTCAATTTGACTATCTTTATGATAATCATTTTGCAGAACTCAAAGATACAGAATTGATGAATGAACGTCTCAATCTTATGGTTGCTATTGAACCTTATATTGGAACATATTATTCTAGAGATTATGTGAAACGTAAAGTTCTTCGCCAAACTGATGAAGAGATTATGGAAATGGAAGAAGAAATGGAAAGCGAAAATGAAATGGGTATTGGTGTTCCATTAGAAACTCAAAACGCAATTATGCAAGGTCAAATGCAAAATGATCTTGGCATGAGACAAACAGAACCAGATCTTGATAAAAAGAAAGATGGTGGATCGACAGAAGCACCATCAATAAACATCAAAAAAGCTAAGATATAAATAAATACAGGCATTTTTACAAATTATGGATTCTGCAGAATTAGTTGATATGGTAGTTTCTGATGCTCCGTCATCAGAAGTTTCCGACTACATCAAAAGTCTTTTGTTTGCAAAAACAAGTGAGAAGGTTGATGCTCTAAAACCAGAAGTCGCTGCTGGTTTATTTGGGGCAACTGAAACTGAAAATAGTCTTGAAAGCGAAGATGAACCAGAAACAGACGAGGAAGAATGAGCGCATCACAACCAATTCGTTGCGTCCAAGATTTTGGATTACTCACTAGCAATAGTGATACGCGAGTAGTTAAAGATTTTTTTATTATAAAAACTGGAATTCTTCATATTTCAGTAGGTACTAGTAAAAATGGTGGACATGTTGGAGTTTGTAATACAACTTCAACAAAAGTTGGAATGGTTACTGCACATGTAAATAAACAGTCTGACTTACTTCTTCGTTTTGGACATCCAGCATCTGCATCTGTTATTGGTATTACTACTGGAACAACAACAACATTAGAACTCAATCACCCAGACACCAAAATTCTGAAGGGTGATTATGTAACACTAATTGGTTCTTCTGTTGCTGCTTATGATAATAGTATCAAACATGTTGAAGTTCTTTCAGTTACTGGACCTCAACGTGTCAACGACTATAAGATGAAAATTGTAGTCAATTCAAATACTAGTTCCATTTCAACAGCATTTGCTGGTATAGCAACTGTTGCAAAATCAGTTATTCCAGTTTTATATCCAGAAAGTAATAATGGTTGCGATGCATACATTCAGGAGGCACAGCTAGGATGAAACTAATTTCCGAAGAGATCGAAGCAGTACAAGTTATTACCGAAGAAAAAAACGGTAAGAAAACTCTTTACATTCAAGGTCCATTCCTTCAAGCTGAAGTAGTCAATCGCAACAAGCGTTGCTATCCACTTCAGACCATGATGAATGAAGTAAAGCGTTATACTGAGAACTTTATTGACAAAGGTCGTGCTCTTGGGGAACTAGGACATCCTGATGGTCCACAAATCAATCTTGATCGTGTATCACACAAAATTGTTACTCTGACACAAGAAGGAAATAATTTTATTGGTAAAGCACAAATCCTCAGCACACCAATGGGTAAAATTGCATCTTCACTTATCGGTGAAGGTGTAAAACTAGGAGTTTCTTCTAGGGGAATGGGATCTATCTATATGAAAGATGGTGTCAACTACGTTGGCGAAGATTTCATGTTAGCAACTGCTGCTGACATTGTAGCAGATCCTTCTGCTCCTGATGCGTTTGTTGACGGTATTATGGAAGGCAAAGAATGGGTATGGGATGGCGGAGTATTGCGTGAACTTCATTGTGAACAAGTAAAAAAGACAATAAATACTTTAGTAGATAAGGACATTTTAGAGGCAAATAAATTACGTCTCTTTGGAAACTTCCTATCAAATCTATAATTTATAAATAATAACAGAAATTCTAGGTATTCTCGGAAAGAAAAAATGACCGTTAATAACGAACTACATGAGATGGAAAACCAGGTAACCCGTGGTGCTAAGGCTGCCGATCCAATGCCAAAGGCACCTAACTATGTACCTGACGCTGGTTCTGTCGAGAATCTTGGCGGTCCAACTCCACAGAATTCAAAACCAACTGATGATAGCAATAAGATGAAGACACCTTCTGCATCTTTTGCACAATCAGGTGATGTTCAATTCAAAGGTGCTTCTGGAAAAGTACAACTACCAGGTCCTGCTGCTCTAAAAGCAACTGGATATGGTCGTGGTGCTAATGAAGAAGTTGAGCAAGAAGAAGAAGTAATTGCTGAAACCGAAGAACTAGAAGATCAGGTTGAAGAAGAAATTGAAGAAGAGGAAGAGGAAGAAGAAGAACTAGATCTTGAAGAAGATGTAAAAGCACTTCTAGAAGGCGAAGAACTTTCCGAAGAATTCCAAGATAAAGCAAAAACAGTTTTTGAAGCAGCGGTTCGTTCTAAGATTGCTTCTCTAAAAGAAACACTTGAGAACCGTTATGCTTCAGCTCTTGTTGAGCAAGTAGAAGCGATCAAGGGCGAACTAACCGAGCGTGTTGATTCATATCTTGAGTATGTTTCTAATGAGTGGATCAACGAAAACGCACTACAGGTTGAGACAGGACTAAGAGGTGAACTCTCGGAGTCCTTTATGACAGGTCTCAAGAACCTTTTTGAAGAACATTATGTAGAAATCCCTGAAGAGAAATATAATGTTCTTGAGGCTATGGTCGAGAAACTTGATGAAATGGAGACAAAACTCAACGAACAGATTGATACCAATATTGCTCTAAACAAGCGTTTATCGGAATCTGTTTCGGACAACATCCTAGATGAGGTAAGTGAGGGTCTTGCTCTTTCCCAAAAGGAAAAACTAGCAAGTCTTGCTGAAGGTGTTGAGTTTGATAGTGAGGAACAATACCGTGAAAAACTTGTTACGCTACGTGAAGCATATTTTGCTTCAAAGCCTGTAACCAATTCACAAGAAGTCATCTCAGAGGAAGGACTTGCTGATGATGTATCACCAGCAATGGCTGCATACCTCAATGCGTTGACTAAGTTCAACTGATTGATTTTTTCGTAAACACTAAACACTTTTCCAAGACGGAGTAAACTACCATGTTCAATTCTGCTGCACTGCAGAAGAAGTGGGCTCCTCTTCTAGAGGCAGAAGGACTTGATGGAATCAAGGACAGCCACAGAAGAGCAGTTACCGCTCAACTTCTAGAAAACCAAGAGCGTTTTCTACGCGAAGAGCGTGCTTTCCTAACTGAAGCACCTCCAACAGTAAATACAGATCCTTCCGCAACTGGCAACCCAGGTTTCTCGGGTTCTGCTGCTGCTCCAGTTGCAGGTTTCGATCCAGTTCTAATCAGCCTAATTCGCCGTGCAATGCCTAACTTGGTCGCTTATGACCTAGCAGGTGTTCAACCAATGAACGGTCCAACAGGTCTTATCTTTGCGATGAGAACCCGTTATGACAACCAGAACGGTACTGAAGCATTCTTCAACGAACCAGATTCTGCATTCTCGGCTCAGAACAGTGCTGCTTCGCTAACTCAGGGCGATTACACTGGCGGTTCAGATGACGGCACTAGCGTTGGTTTTGGTACAACTGCTCAGACAGGAACCAATCCATCGATCCTAAATGGTGGCGTATCTAACACCTACAACCTAGGTCAAGGTTTCAGCACCCAAGCACTAGAAGCACTTGGTGATAACACCACTTCAAACGACTTCCGTGAAATGGCTTTCTCGATCGAGAAAGTTAGCGTTACCGCGAAGTCAAGAGCACTCAAAGCTGAGTACTCGCTAGAACTAGCACAAGACCTCAAGGCAATCCATGGTCTTGATGCTGAAGCTGAACTAGCAAACATTCTATCGACTGAAATTCTTGCTGAGATCAACCGCGAGATCATCCGCACCATCTATAAGGTTGCAGAACCAGGTGCTCAAACCAACGTTGCAACCGCTGGTGTATTCGATCTAGACGTTGACAGCAACGGTCGTTGGATGGTTGAGAAGTTCAAGGGTCTAATGTTCCAGCTAGAGCGTGATGCTAACGCTATTGCTCAGAGAACTCGTAGAGGAAAGGGCAATATCATCCTTTGCTCCGCTGATGTTGCTTCTGCACTTGCTTCTGCTGGTCAACTAGACTACACCCCAGCACTATCTGCAAACCTAACTGTTGATGACACTGGCAATACTTTTGCTGGTACACTAAACGGTCGCTTCAAGGTATACATCGATCCATTCGCTGCAAACCTAAGCGCAGATCAGTACTACGTCATGGGTTATAAGGGTTCAACTCCTTATGATGCAGGTCTATTCTACTGCCCATACGTTCCACTTCAGATGGTTCGTGCAGTTGGTCAGGATACTTTCCAACCAAAGATCGGATTCAAGACACGCTACGGCATG